GTTTCTTCAAAGCGCTCTGCTAGGTCTGCAAGTCTTTCTTGATACCTTTCTTCCAAATCTTCTTGTTGTTCTTTGAAACGCTCATTTATATCGGCAATGCGTTCATTAAATTGTTCTAATGCTTCTACACGCCGTTCTTCTGCTTCTTCATATAATTTAGCAATTTCTTTATTAATTTTCTTTGCTTGCTCTTTCGCTTTATCTAATTTCTTTTGGTCAGCCTTATTTAAAGCATTACCTTTAGGGTCCTTAGAGCCAGCAAACGGGTCTTTATCAACTTTATCTATTTTATCTTTGGCTTTGTCTGCCTCTTTGCCTAACTTATCTAGGTTAGCCGCCAATTCTTTAGCCTTTTTTGATGCTTTGTCGCCAAAATCAGAAATGCCATCTAAGCCTTTGTTAATTCCGTCTAATGCACTTTTTGCATATTTACCAACGCCCGGCAATTTAGATAATGCAAATAAAAACAAGCGCATTGGCCCTGTAACTATTTTGCCAATTGCTTCATACACTCTAGCAGTTATTGGAATAATACTTGCGAAAGCATTTAACGCTACTTTAGCCATAGAGATTACAGCATTACGAAATGTTTCATTACTTTTGAATAACTTAACCATACCTGCTACAAGTAACGCAACCGCAGTAATTATGAGTCCTATGGGATTTGTTGCCATGACTGCCTTAAAAATTCTTTCTTGAATGATTGCTTTTTTTACCGCAATCGTATAAAGACCCCACGCGATAGCACCCAAACCAAGTACTGTAAAAAATACTTTTAATTCTGTGCTGTTTTCTTTAACAGATTTTAATAATTTTTCTAAAGCAGGTATAACTTTTTTAGATATAATTTCCATTATTTTTTCTAGTACAGGTAATAAGCCTTGGCCAATTTCTTTTTTCAAATTGCCAAAATCATTTTTTAATTTAATCATTCTGCCTTCAGGAGTGTTAGCAAGCGTTTTATTTAAATCTTTATATGTGCTATTAAGAATTTCTGTAAGTGCGGCGGCGCGCTGTGATTCGCTTCCTGTTGTTAGTAATTTCTTTTGATTATCGGTAAGTACAAAACCTTGTCTTGTTAAAGAAGCAAAATTACCGTTCAACGCTTGGGCTAGACCATTAGTCATAGACCTAAAATCATCCGTAGAGGCTGTTGCTCCTTTTTCGGCAACAACATAATCTAAAATAGCAGGCGTTAATGTGTGGATTGTTTTACTTTGTAAATCAAATGTGGCAAGTTGTGATTGCGTCATAGTCACATTTTCGCTTGATACTACACCCACTTTCTCTAATGCTTCTGCTTGCGCATTTAATGCTGCAACTTGTGCTTCTGTAGCCGCGCCGGTGTTAAGAAGAATTGTGCGTAATCTCGTTTGTACTGCCGCCGCTTCTTGTGCGGCGGCTACAGATTCTTTGAAAAAAGATACAACTTGTGTAGCCGCAAAAGTTACACCTATGGTTGCGGCAAGTTTTTTTAAATTTTTGCCAAAATCAGCAAAAACGCCATTACTTTTTGCCACATTGCTATCTAAACCTTTTAGCGCTGATTCTGCCTGGGCAAGCCCTGTTTTTAATTGCGATATATCTGCTTGTATTTGTACAAGGATAGGAGGAATTTCGCCTGCCATACTATCCTCCCAACCTAGAAGCCATGTTAGTTGTAAATACTCTTGCTAGAGTTCCATTGGCTTGCAAAGTGCTTGCCGCAGGTCCTAAGTACGGATATTTTACGCCTGGTTTCCATCTTGGGTGTCCAAGTTCAACAGCCCTTGCGTAGACCATTGTTGCACTAACCTGAACTGCGTACATAGAAGTAAATCCTTTTTCTACAGGTGATGTAGTAATACTTCTGCGTAGATTACCTGTGCGCACATTAGGACCTGGGCGACCTGAGGCATTAACTTTTGCTTGTCGCTCTACCGCTAAACCTGTCATAGTTATCGCGTATTGCACAGCCAACTCAAGTTTATCTTCAGTAGCGTCAAAACCTGCAAGGACATCTGCAAGATTTGTAATAGTTATACGCGCGCTCATGATTTATTAATTCTTTCTGATTTGATTTTTTCAACCATGTTTGTAATGGCTAATAACCAATCTGCAGTACTGGCAGGCAAGTCATCCACCTGTTGAGGAGTCCAACCAAATTTATCTGCCATCATGTAATAAACCCATTGCTCATCAGGATAAGTAAACGCCTCATGGCGTTCGCCACCCTCCATTAACCATTTTAGGCGTTGGAGTTCTCTGTAGGCACTTTTGGGTCTGCCTCGTTTTCAGGCGTATCTGCCAGGTTAGGGAACAATGCTTGTTGTGCCTCTTTTGTATATTCTACTAATGCGTCATAATCTACTATTTCTAATTCATCAATAGAATCAGGTTTAATGGCTGGAACAGGAATACTCAATGACCATTCTTCAATAAGCATGGTTAGCAAAGAATCATTCATTGCCATAGCGCGGCTTAAATCTGAACCTTCTATATCTATGCTCTTGTACAATTTTTTTCTGTCGCCATAACGAATTTTTGAAGCATCTTTTAATGTGATGGTTACGCCTGATGGAAGTGTTACTTTTTTAGACATGTTGCCTCCGTTTGTTTGTGCCTTCCTATTATCCTACAGAGGAACAAGGGCGCGGGATAGCGGGGAAGGCGTACCGCTATCAACCTGCCGCCCTTGTTCTGAGTCTATATTATGCGTATGTTCCTGATGCTTTTGCGTTTTGTAAGACCCATTCAATCGGTGAAAATCCACCTGATGAACCTGCGTCAGTTGTATTTGACTGCGCGTTTAGGTCAATACTTACCTGCACATAATCTTCTCCACGCTCAATTACTGCGGCTGTGTATGCACCCTTAGTAATTGTTGCTTGGATTTGTAGCGCTGATGCACCTGCTCCATAAGCCCAATTCAAAACAATTGCTGGTTGAGTATTGGTTAAGAAGCGTGTTAATTCTGCATCAGTTTCCATCAAGAATGTAATCTTTCCTGTTACCTCTAAAGGACCAAGAAAAATGTTGTATGGATTCTGAGTTGCGCTGATGCCATAAACAGGTGTAACAGGGCGTGTCATATCAATGTTACCTGTCATGGCTGTGCTTACTGCGTTACCACCAATGCTTACAGTTCCACGCCAAACAGGTGTTGGCAGTACTGTGCTAAATGATGGCGTTGGGTCTGCGACTGTGTTTGAAGCAAAGCCTGTTGATTTTGCGTCATACTCCAACATTCCATCTGCGTTGAAACGCAAAGAGAAATCAGAGAACTGGCAACCAGGATACTGACGAACATTAACAGCGTAGAAATCTGTAAGTGTGTAAGAAATTGGTTGTGCATTTGCACCTGCGCTTAGGCTGTTTAGTAGTGAGATTGTGTGTGTAAAAGGTGCGCTTGCGCCTGTAGTAGCAACAGAACCTAAGATTCCTGCTAGAGAGTAACCGATTGTGTCGGCAAATACTGCTCCACCAAAATCAAATGTAGAACGGGTGCGACCAGGAATGTAGTTGTAATTTAAAACATTAGAACCGCGTAATCCTTGGTCATAGAGCGGGTCAATAATGTCTTGTGGTTTTAGTGCGTCTTTAGCGACTGGGATAAAATCCGTTGCCGCCACTGCCGTACCTTTGGTTGCTTCTTTAGCAATACCGAGGTAAGAGCGTACTGATGCTTGTAATGCCATTTATTCACTCTCCTGCTTTCATGTCTGACGCGGCAGACGGTTTGATTGTTGATGGGGTTGGTGCTGGTTTTGCCGCGCCACCTGCTATGAAATCAGGGTGGCTGAAACCTTCAGGCGCTTCAACAGTGTCACCTGGTTTAACGATTCCAAGCGCGGGAAACACGCGTTCTTCTGTTCCTTTATATGTCAGTTTCATTCATGCTCCTATGCTTGAATCATCTCTGTTACCTCAAATTCTAACTCAGCGAAGATGTCTGTAGCGCCTTCTTTGGATGTTGCGGGTTCACCGTAACGACCAATAATAACGGGTTCAGCACCTTGCCAAACTAAAACTCCCGTAGAATCACCAAAATTATGATTACTGCGTAACCGTTCTTTGATGTTGTCTATGAGAATGTCAAAATCAGCCATTGCATCTTGTGACTCTGAGTGCAATGAGTGAACATATAGTTGAAGTATTACGGTGTAATCTACGCGCTTCCAACCGTTTGTTGCGCCTCCTATTGCTAGGCGGTTCTCTCTTTCTTGTGCAATAAAAACTACGCACGCTGAACGAGTCATTTGACCCGGTTGTGCGTTAATTTGAAAATTAATACGCTTAGGAAAAGATACAAAAACTTGATTTAAATTTTCTATAGGAGGGTTTTTTATAAACTGTGCCAGCGTATCCCTTACGCCAACGCGCCCACCCATTAACGCACCCTGCGATATAGATTGACCATATCTAGCGCCAAAGCAATTTCTCCTGCATAGCGTTGATTGTTGCCAATATTTACTGTTGGCTGTGTAGTTAAATTCATGGTCATAGAAGCATCGCCACGCTGTTTTACAAAAGCGCTGGTCATGAGAATTGTGGCTTGCTTTATTGCAAATGGCATGTTGCTGAAGCCTGCTCCCGTATGTGCAAATGCTAGAGGAGCGGTTAATGGAATAGTTGTTGAACCATAAACATAACTATTATCAACTGTTACAGATTCCGAAAAAGCACCATCAATAATTCTGTAAGTTTCGCCTGGCAAAATTCCTGCAACATTTGCCACCGTCAATGTAGAAGCGTTTAAAGACCCTGTGCAAGTTGTGTTTACATAACCTGCAATATATGTGTACTTAGTAAATAACGGTATGCGTGGCCCGTAAGAGCCAAAAGCAAGCGGTCCTGAACTTGTATAAGTAGTATTAATTTGGCTTAATGGAATAACTATTTGTTGTGATTCAAACCAACATTGTGAAGGGTCAGCCAAAGTTTGTAAGTTATTCGGGCTACTACCCCACTGAAAAGCAGATAAAGAAATAATAGGATTTTTATTAGGATGTAAGTAAA